CTTACGGAGTGTCTACCGAACTAGATGCTGTCAACTCAATCCTGATGAGCGTTGGAGAAACCCCAGTTAATACATTAGCTGTGCAAAGCCCCGAAGTGGTTATAGCACTAAACACTCTAAGGCAAGTCTGCCGTGAGATACAAGCTGAGGGTTGGTCGTACAACACAGAGAACGAGTACCCTATAAACCTTGATACAAATAATCAGTGTATCATTCCAAACAATGTTTTACAAATAGACCTCAATATCTTTCAACACGGTAAAGATTATGATGTAGTTAGACGTAGTGATAATGGTATTATGAAAGTATATGATAAAAAAGGACATACTTTTACTTTTGAAAATTGTAGTAAATTATATTTTGATATTATATGGATGCTAAGTTTTGAAGATCTACCTCAAGTTTTTAAAGATTATGTTACTGTTAGGGCTACTAGAGTAGCTTCTAATCGTATGGTAAATAATCCACAATCTGCTAAATTACTTGAATCAGATGAGGCACTTGCAAGAGCTTCAGCTTTAGAATATGAGAGCAATCAAGGAGACCATAATATATTCAATGATTATCAGTATCAACACGATGCTAACACCGTGTATAAACCATTTAAAGTATTAAGAAGAATGTAATGGCAGCAGTAAATCAACGTATCCCAAACTTTCTTGGGGGTGTATCTCAACAACCAGATAAAATAAAATTTCCAGGACAATTAAGGGCGTGTGATAATGCTGTTCCAGATATAACATTTGGACTTAGAAAACGTCCTCCTGCAGAATTTATAGCTAACTTAACAGGAGCTACTTCTACAGGTTATTGGTATGAAATAATAAGAGATGGAGATGAAAAATATTTAGTACAGATTACACCTAGTAACAGTAATCCTATTCAAGTATGGGATTTGTCAAACGGTGCTTCACAGTCGGTATCTCTTGCTAGTGGATCTAGCTATAATTATCTAGCAGGTGCTACACAACCTTACGGGGTAACTACTATTCAGGACTATACTCTTATAAGTAATCCACAAAAAACTGTATCTATAGGGTCTACTAACACAGATGCACCTTTAGACAGTGGTAATTATTCATACGTAAGGCTAGATACTATTGCCTATAACACTGAATATGTTTTATATAATACTACAGGCACAACAATTCCACCTAGTCCTAACACATACTATAGAGCATCTTCTTTAAAAGTAGATTTTATTGGCCCTGCTTATAGTGGTGGTGCAATTAATCTTGCTGGTTCAACATGGGGAAACCCAGAAGCAGATACAAGATATGCTGCCTCTACACCTTTTTCATTTTCTGGTGGTGATGATGTTGTACTTAGTGGTAATGTATTTAATCAAGCAGCTAGTAGTATTATTGTTAATGGTGAAAATAAAACAGAAAATATTGAGGGTAGCTTACAAGTAAATGGTGTTGCTTACATTGCAAGTAACACAGCAAATTTTAATAATAACACTGGACAAAGTGCTGACTTTTTAGGATACACTCAAGACTATGATAACCGTTACACAGCTACAATCACACTTAAAAATGGTGGTTTAATTAGAGGTACTAAAAGTTTTGCAGAGTCTGCCTATATAACAGTAAAAACAGGTAATGGTACTGTTAATCAACAACAGTATCGTATTTCAGTAGAAGCTGTTGAACCTGTAAAAACATACCGAGATGTAGCTAATATAGGCTACTTTAAAACTCCTAAGAATCCTGACGAAGGTGTTTTATCTATGTCAACTATTCTAAAAGGATTAGCTGATTCTGTTAATGCAAATATGTCTGGTGTAACTGCTGAAGTTATAGGCAGTGGCTTATATCTTAGTGGTGTAAATGCAAGAAACGTAAACTTTCTTGGTGGCTCTGTAAACGAAAACATGAGTGTTATATCTACAAAAGCACAAGATGTTAGTAGACTACCAGCTATGAATAAACATGGTTATGTAGTTGAAGTATCAAATGATGCTGATGTAGAAACTGATAATTATTATCTAAAATTTGTTGCTGATAATGGTGTTAGCGGAACTGGTAGTTATGAAGAGACTGTAAGACCTCATAATTTCCAAGGTACAACTGCAGATCAAACAGTAAAAAAAGGGCTAGATGTTAGTACAATGCCTCATGCTTTAATTAATAATCGTAACGGTTCATTTACTTTTACAAGGCTAGATACTTCACAAGGTAATGATAATTACTGGAAAGACAGAGAAGTAGGTGACAATGTATCCAACCCCTTCCCATCAATAGTCGATAAAAACATAACTGATTTATTCTTTCATAGAAACAGATTAGGTTTAGTGGCTGATGAACAGATAGTAATGAGTCAGCCAGGGTCATACTTTAATTTATTTATTGTATCAGCTATAACAGCTAGTGATGATAACCCAATAGACATCAGTGTATCAGATGTAAAACCAGCATTTATAAGGCACACATTACCTATAAATAAAGGTATAATGATGTTTAGTGATAATGCTCAATTTTTATTATTTACAGAATCTGATATATTTAGTCCTAAAACTGTTAGGCTAAAAAAAATAGCAAGTTATGAATGTGATACATCTTTAAAACCTTTAGATCTTGGTACATCCGTATTGTTTACATCAAGTGTTTCTGCTTTTGCTAGAGCATTTGAGGCTGTTGTAGTAGATGATGATAGTCCTGCTCAAATTATAGAACAGACTAGAGTAGTACCAGAGTTGTTACCAAAAGATATGGATATAGCAACTAATTCAAAAGCTTTAGGTATTACTAGCTATGGTAAGAGAGTTTCTAGTGGTAATTCAAACTATATATATCATTATAAATACTATAATGCTGATAATAAAAGAGAACAATCTGCTTGGTACACTTGGTTAGTAACTGGTTATCTACAGCATATGTTTTATACAAGTAGTAACTTTTTTACAGTTACCTATCATGAAGGTACTTATAAATTAGCAAGATATGAGTACATGACTGATACAACAGCTAATCGTAGTTACACAATAGATGATGGTACTAATCAAAGTCTCCCTGATGGAATCAATACTGCAAGGTCTTTTGAAGCACATTTAGACTTTATGGTTTTACCAAATAGTATATTAGGTTCTACAAATCCAAATCAAACTACAGTACATGTACCATACACAATTAGTGCTAATAATAGCACAAATAACTTTATTATGGTTGGTTTATCTGGTACTGACTCTTTTGGTGAACCTATTGCTGGTATGGTAAAAACAGCTGATGCCGTATCAGGTACTACTGCTACATTTAATGATGTAGTTTTAGATAGTACAACTTCTAAAATTGCTTTAGGTTATGGTTACACAAGTCAAATTGAGTTACCTACATATTATGTAAATTTAGGTCAAAATACTTACGATGTAAATGCTGATTTACGTATATCTGCTATGAATTTTGAATTAGGTCAAGGTGGCCCTGTAGAGTTTATAGTAAAATCACCATATGAATATGTTGATGAAAATGGTGTTATTGTTAAAGATATAGACGATTATGTACAATTTGGAAATAGTATGACGGCTAATGCTAGTCAACTTAATACACACCCTACTAAATTAAGTAGCTCTTTACGATTACCAATACAACGTAAGAACGATAAATATATTTTACAAATTTATTTTAAACAACCCTTTTCTACCGCTTTAATCTCAGCAAGCTGGGATGGCATTTACAACCCAAGACGACATGTACGAAGGTAAGTATATTCAGACTTGCACTCCAGAGTTAGCTCTAAGTGTAGGTCTGAACTTACGCTATGAAGATAGACGTGAAGCAGAAGAAACTTCTGGATTATGTGCAGAGGCTTCAATTATTCAATCTTTTTATAATTCAACATATTCTGTATATTTTAAGGTTCCCAACGGCAAGGCTGCTGGAGTGGCGGGTGTGACTCCACAAAATTTAATTTGGATGTTATGTACTGATGCAAGTACAGAGTATCCACATACATTTGTTAGAGAAGCAAAACGCTGGGTAAATAGTTTACTCAATCCTTACTTATGTAATCAAGCAGATATGAGAAATGAATCGCACATAAAATTACTTAAACTTTTAGGTTTTACTTTTGTCAATTATCATGTTTACAACAATGTACCTCTTATTCAATTTATAAAGCCATGTGCAGTGCCTTAGCATTAGGGATAGTAAGTGGTGTAGGACAAGCTGCAGCTGGCATTTCAGAACAGAATCGACAGCACAGAGCACAAGTTGATGCAGTCAACAGAAGCAACCAACAGGCTCGTCAAAAATACATCAACGACATAACTATCTCTGCATACAACGATCAGAGAAAGGGCGAAGTATTTACCGCCCAACTACAAGCTGATGCAGCAGCTAGATCTGCATTTTACAAACAAAAAGAAATAAATCAAATTGAAGCTAACAGAGCTAGTGAATCTGCACAACAAGAGTTGCGTGAAAAGATTACAGAAGGTCTCTTCCAAAGTCAAACTAATTTAGCTAAGGCTATACAGGCACAAGGAACAATGTTAGCTGGTAGTACTCAAACAGGTCAATCAATGTCTATGTTATTAGATGACGCTGAAAGAACTCTTGGATTCCAACAAGCTCAGATAGACGCATCTATATTTGATGCAACTAAGAGCTTTGGTATCAAACAATTTGGTATTGATTTAGACCAGTACTCAGCAGATGTTACTGCATCTAACAATATAACTACAACAGCAAGTGTTGCACCAACCGCATCATTTAAAACTATACGACCAATCAAACAAGCACCTCCAGAAAAACCATCTATACTTGGCCCAATCATGGGTGGGTTTAGCTCTGGTATAAAAACAGCAACCAGTTTAGGCTGGGATCCATTTGGCAAGTAATTATGCAGTATAAAAAAAGTACTTCTACTATTGGTTTTAAATCTCGCTCAACTGCAAATGAGGCTAAGGAATTAGCATCAAAGGCTACGGCCTTAGATAAACAGAGAAGAGAAACAGTAAGGGAGTTCGCAGCTACAAGTAGCGACCAACTTAAAGAGATGCAGAGGATTGACGGTCTACGGACAAGAATTGATAATTACGAAATCTCTAATCTCCAACAGTTTAACAAAGCCTTTACAGGGCTCATAGATACAGCAGCCACAGAGATAGGTGGTTCATATATTAAAGCAAAAAACCAAGAAGGTATTGATTTACATAGAAGATATGAAGCTGGCGATGAAGAAGCTATTGCTATCATAGATGGTAATGAAAAACAGATAGCCGAACTTGATGAAAAACTAGCAGAACTACAAAAAGCAGCTGAAGCTAAGGGACAAGAGTTAGATAAGGCTGCATTAGCAGAAAAAAGAGTTAGTCTTGAAAATAAACTAAGAGCATTAAATATAAGAAAGTTAGGAACTAACGTAGCTTATGGATTTAGCCAAGCAGCTTTAGTAGAAGGTGCTGAAGGTTTTATGCCTTGGTTTATGGATGCAACACGTACAAGAAACGACCAGATTCCAGGCGAACAGTTTACTGTTGCTGATTATGATAAACTAACAAGTAGTAAAGAAAGAGATCAAGTAGAAGATTATTTACTTAATGAGTACATAGAAAAGGTAAATGCAAACGTAGGTGCATCTTCTAAACTTGTTAACTCTTTTTTAACAAAGTCTGTTGTCAAACAGTTAACAAAATGGAAGTCAGGTAAACTAGCAGAAGATGAACAAAACTTTGCTAACGACCAACTTGAAGGATGGAAAACTAATATCTTTACAAATGCTAAAAAATATACAGCTGATGATAACAAAGATATTGAAGGTTCTAAACTAAAACTTCTAACATCTTTAGAAACTTATGCAGAACTTGGCCCTAGTGCTCATTTTCGTGCAGGTACATCAGGTTCATCAAACGCTGCAACTAAGACTGGCATTATAGATACAGTAATTGCTATATTTGATGAGACTGACGATATAAACGATATAGAAAGTTTACGTGAATTTTTTGCAACTACAAAGATTTCAATAGGTAATTTAGGTACTAAAACTCTTGAAGAGCACTTTCCTACGGACTTTAATTTAAATGATATTATATTTAAGTCTGAAGTCAAACGTGCTGAAAAGTCTAATCGTAAACAACAACTACTTAAAAAATCATTTCAAGAAGAAAAACATCAACTTAAAGAACTTCTTGCTTTAGGCCCTGATGATGGAGGTATAAGTCAAACTGAGTTTGAAAATAGATTACTTGGAATGGACAAAAAGTATTCTGATTATTATGAATATGATACTGAAGTAGCAACATTACGAACTTTTGTACCAAATTATTTTACACCATCTAAATCACATCAAGTAGCATCTAAGGAATTAAAAGAAGATAAGTATATATCTTTTAAAACATACCTAGAATTACATCCTAGTGTTAGAGAACAGTACAAGGATAACGTTGATTTTGATAAGTTTATCAATACACCAGCTTCAACACAAAAACTAAAAACTTATGAGGAAGATATTAACAAGTCATTAGATTTAGTATATGTAAAAGATGCTGTAAATCCTGGCATAAAAGGTGGTGATCCTAGATTAAGTGCTGTAAAAGTTTATGCGTTAAATAGTATACCTTCTGTTGCTTTACAATTAAAAAAAGCAAGTAACACAGAAGCACCTGTTGAAAGTTTTTACGACCAAGCATTTCAAATAGTACGTGATGATATATTAAAGGCTAGGGATCCAGCAAGTACATATTTTATAGATGGTAAAGATAATTTTAATGATAAGTTATTACAAAATGCAGGTTATCCTACAACAGATATTTCTAAGACTTTTAACGATAAAGTACAAAATACTAACACAAGACTTAAAAATGCTTATAAAATTATAAACTCACACAACGGTGACGCATTTTCTATGGATAAAGTACAGTTGTTTGGTGAAATGGATGAAGCACAAGCTAAAGCATTTTTTACACCTAAAAGAAATGATGCAGGTGAAATAGTTGGTCTTAATGGTGACTTTATGACCATACAAAAGTATGACCCATACAACCGTGACGCTTATACATTATTTAACTTAGCTAGAAAATCTTATAATTTAGATCCAATAGACTTTACTGAAGCATTACCTAACAGTGTTATAGAGATGCAAAATAAACTTAAAAATGCATCTCCAGCTATCAAAGCCTTATTTAAAACAGGCGATATGAAATCTATTGCTAGAGGGTTTGAAAAGTTAAATATTGTACATTTACCTACATTGACTGATGCTATAGTATCACACCTACCAATAGATGAGGTTGTTATTCCTCCTAATGTTCTTACTGAAATACTAGGAAGAGAAAATGTAAACTTTACTCTAGATGATTTCAACAGCAGTATAGAAACAAAAAATCAAGTTATAAGAATACATGTAAATGACTTGCTTAAAAAAGCATCAAAAATGTCTAGTAATAAGCACGTTGTAGTACGTATGGTAGCTACTGGTTTAAGTGGTAACGATATGTCTGATTGGATTTCAAGTAAAAATGAAATTTTAGGTACAAGAGTATTAAACACATATTTAACTGGTACTGTTGAAGGTAACAATGGTGAGGGTAATGTTGATATTAGTAATTACAATAAAGTAATATTTGACAGTCAAGAAATCAAAACTCTTGCAACACCTGTTACTATAGACGAACTTAATAATCAACTAAACGCACTTGATAATGAAGTACCATCTAAGTTTATTCAACGCTATTTTATAACACAAGATGGTAAAAAAATAGATGTACCAGAGGGTACGCCAGGGGCACAGACTCTACCATTCTTAAGTAAGTATAATGAAGAATGGGGTATACATAAAGAAAAAGTAGATAAGCTAAACGCACAAAAACGTGTTATAGAAGCTATTAGAAATCCTAGTGGTATTTTATGGGGTATAAACCAAAGAAATGATGCTTTTAGTAATCAACTTATGTATGATATAAAAGCTGTTATAAGTGATGATAGGTACAATGCTTTACAACAAAAGGTCGATGGCATGAACCTTGGTTACAAGAGTAATGAAAAAGCTACTGAAGGTTTTATTACAAGATACAAAGAAGGTACAGCACCATATGCACAAGCGTTCTTTGACCTGTTATTACAAGAACCTGAGTTTTTTATTAGTGATGAACCAGAAGTTAAGACTACCAAAAGAACTGGAGGAAGGTAAATGGATGAATTAGAAAATCTGGATTTTAGTGAACAGGATAAACAAACTTATAATTTAGATTTAGAAGCTGCACATGATGAATTACAAAATGCCCTAAGTGGACAGCCAGAAGTTGTAGATCCATCTGATATTATGGATCAGGTAAAAGACCAAGGTTTTGTACCAGACAGTGCAGGTGAACTTGCTAAAGAAGCTGGTAAAGCTCTTGTTGGTGGTGTTGCTGATGCTGTTGATAGTGTTGGTAGCTTTCTAGATCTAACAGGTGATACAGCTATGACAGCTGTAAATAGCTTGTTTGGAGTACGAGATGATAGAAATAATCCATTTCATGAAAACTATCAAAATGGAGCATGGTGGGACATACCAGATCACTTAGTACCTGAGAATGAATCAGGTCTAGGTAAACTTGCAAGAGGTCTTGTAGAGTTTGGTGTCTTAGCGTCTGTTACAGGTGGTATTGGTGGTGGTACAATAGGTACAGGAACCAAAGCTGCAAAGATGGGTCTTAAGTTAGCCAAAGGTGCTGTAAGAGCTGGTAAACCCAGATACATTGCTAAAACACTAGCTTATATACCTAGAGGTGCTAAGGTTGCTGGAGAAGGTGCTATTGCTGATCTTGTATCATCTAGCTCAGAAATGGGTAACATAGCAAACTTAGTCAATCAATACGCACCGTTTGTACCTTTTTCTGAAGCGTTGTCTATTGATCCTGAGAAAGATAATCCTTGGATAGCTAGAATAAAAACCATGACAGCTGGTGCTGGTATGAACGTAGTAGGTGATCTACTAATTGCTAGTATTAGAGGTATGTATGGTGCAGCTAAAGAGTTTAACAAAACTGGTAACAGAGAGTTAGCAAACCTTAAAGGTACAGAGATAGCTGAAGATAGTATGCAAAAATCTGCTGCTGCTAAGGAAGCACATGACAATGTGATGAAGGCAAAGGCACTTGACGAAGAAAAAGGTATAGTCAAGCGTAACTATCGTGAAGAATATAACAAAAAATATTTAGACGAAGATGATTTTGCTGAGTGGAAATCTTTAAGTGAAGGTGGTGATTTATCGCCATACATGATAACATGGTTAAAAAGAGAAGATCCATCTTTTAATGCTGACATGTTTCGTGTAGAAGAAGGTCAGTTTAGAGGTATGCGTTCACTTAATGAGTTAGCAGATAATATAGGTAATAGAAAAAAAGACCCTTGGTTTGACAGAGAAGGTGCAAGTAGACTTCAAATAGAAGAAGATAAAATACGTGAACCAGATCCATTTGTAAACCCTGACAAGTTTAATGACAGTGAAAAATCAACACACTTTAATGAGCAACCTAACAAAAAAGTAGCAGCTAGAAAAGTTGTTGAAGAAGCTGTTATAAACAATAAAAGAGGTGACATTGACCAAGGAGGTTCTACACTACCATTTTCTGAAGCAGACGTAAAAGCTGCATCTACAGAAATGGGTGCGTCTACTTTATACCCATACCTAAAAGATGCTGCTGATGAAATCGGTGAGATGGTTTTTAAGCAAAATGTTAAGCAAGGTATTAATGCAAACATTCTTGAAGAAACTGGGGAAAAAATTGATACGAGTAGATTTACTCAAAAAGAAGTTACTAGAACTGTTTTAGAATCTGCAGAAGAGTTATTTACACAGATTGATGATGGTGGGTTAGATGCTCTTGAAAATATGAAGGCATATTTTAAATCTAAAGATAAGTATATAGACTGGAGTTTTGACAAAGATAATAAGTTTACAACTGGTACGCCAGAAATGAAAGCAGCTATGATTTTAATTACTAATGCTTTAGGTAAAAAGGTAGCTGATATTTCTACTGGAGCTGTTAACTTACCACAAGGTATGTCAAGACAAAGGGCTGCTGAACAGATCTATGATATGATGCAGATTATCATGGTCGAACAAAGAAAGATTGCATACTTAACTGGTAATGCTCTGCTACAACAGAAGATAGGTAAGAATGGAGTTGTTGGTTCTTTCAGTGCAGCTGAAAAACTAAGAATAAATACTGGTATAAAAGAGATAGTTGAAAATGCACAGACCTATTTTGGTGAGTTAAAACGACTAACTAAAGAAGGTAGGTCTGATATAGCAAACGATTTACTTGTACTACACCAACATTCTGGAGGTATAGTTACTGTACAAAAACACATACATGAGTACCTTAGTGCCTTGGTAAACAAGAACCCATTAGGTACACAAGTCAATGGTATACGTGTAACACCTCGTATGGTAGGTGAACTTAGATCAGTATACTACAACTCTTTGTTAAGTAGACTTACAACACCTATAAAGGCGGTAGCAAGTACAAATATGATTTCTTTACTACGTCCATTCCAAGCATATTTTGGAGCTATGATACGTGGTAATCAAAAAGAGATGTTAATTGCAGCTACAGCTATAGATAGTATTGGTAAATCTCTTGGTGAAAGTTTAGCTATGTGGAAGCATAACTGGGAACTAGGTGTAAATAGACAGACACAGACATACTCAGGTAAGTTTGATACAGAAAAGGACTTAGCAGAGTTTGCTGAACTAGCTAAATACTATGATAAGTATGGCTCAAAAAGTCAGCAACAGGCATATCGAGTAACTAACGGTCTTATTATGGCTAATACTAGCCCATTTATGAGATATTCTCAAAATATAATGGGAGCTGGTGATGCTTTTGCAAGAACTCTTATAGGACGTATGGAAATGCGTATGAGGGCTGCAAGAGCTGCTATAGAAGAAGGTATAGATATGAAGAATGTAGGAGCATGGGCTGCAAAACATGAAGAAAAATTCCGTAACGAAATATTTGTAAGAGATAAGCACAAGATGTTTGTGGTATCTGACAAAGCTGCAAGTTTAGCAGGTGATGAAGCTGCTATGACTAAAGCATTGCCAGAAATGTTTGGTATATTTGAAAAGTTAAGTAATATGCCAGGTGGTATGTTCTTCTTTCCATTTGTAAGAACTGGATACAATGCTATACGTTTATCATTCGCACACACTGAACTAAATAGGTTTACTAGACAGTGGGATGATATAATGAACGGTAATAACCTAGCAGAATATGGTATAAGACCACAAGATTTAGCACAAGCACAGGCACTTATGCGTGGTCGTATGGCTATGGGTAACACGCTTGCAACGCTTGTAGGTATAATGTCTCTACAAGGTTTAGTTACTGGAGACCTACCATATGATAAGGAAACACGAGATCAATGGAAAATGCGTGGTATACAACCTAACTCATTTAAAGTTGGTAATATGTACATATCGTATAGGAATATGGAGCCATTTAACACTATATTTTCATCAGTTGCTAATATAACAACTAATCAACACGTTTTAGGTGAAGATTTATTTGACGATATGTTCCAAAAAACTGTGTGGATGGGATCTGCATTGTTTGTTGATAAATCTATGTTATCAGGTGTCGCTGATTTAGCTACAATACTAAATGCAGACACTAATGTAGGTGCAGCTCAACGTGCTGTAGCTAGAATAGCTAGAGGTATTATGCCATATCAAGGTTTATTAGCTGGTTTACGAGAGGTTATGGATGCTAATGAAGTAGAGGCTGTGTCTTTTCTTGAGCAAATAAGAAAGAATGACCTTATATTTAGAAGTAATATACCTAACAAATATGATGTATTTGGCAAAGATAGATCAGGTACTCCCTATGTAGCACCTCCAGATAATCCATTTTTACGTATATTTAATGCAGTCAGCCCTGTTGCTATAGTTGATGCAGGTGATGACGTTGTAAAACAGGCTTTAGTTGATATAAACTACAATTTACCAGATGCTGTAACAACTTACAAAGGTGAGCGTCTAACATCTAAAGAAAGATCTGAGTTACAAAAAATTATGTCTATGGATACAGAACTTAGAGCCAATTTAGAGCGTATTGTAGGTGATAAATCTTGGCAAGACATGTTAGAAGAATATAAAGAACGTGGATTTTTAAAAAGAAACGGTGATGGAGTTGAAGGACAAATGTTCTATCAACTAATACATAGAGAAGTAGTAAGAGCAAAGAAACGAGCTATAGAATTATTATTAACTAAAGACGAATTTAGTGATCTTAGTCAAAGAATACAGATTCGTGAAGCAAAGAAGAAAGCAGCAAAAACAGGTAATTATAGTAGAATCGACTACTTAATAAACGAATTTCCAAAATAACATTGATTATCAATGGCAGTTACAACTAAAAAAACTTTCGCTGCCACGACTAATGCAACTACAACTGTATTTAGTCCTGTCAGCATACAACTTCATAACCAAGATGATCTAGATGTTTATGTCACATTGTCGGGTGGAACTAGAGTTTTACAGCTACGCCAGTCTACTGGTAGTACTGCAACTTCTAGTCACCCACAGGTGAACAACACAGACGGATTATACTTCCCTGCAGTTACAGCAGGTACAACTTTATATAACTACCAACTTTCCACTGATAACAATACCATTACATTTAACTCTGCACTACCGCAAGGTGCAGTAGTTTTTTGTGAACGTAGAACAAGAGATGCTAGTGGCACATATACAAATTTTGCTAGTGGCAGTACTATAAGAGCTAGAGATCTTAACGACTCATCTGAACAATCAAACTTTACTGCACAAGATGCTAGAAACAAAGCATTAGAAATAGAAGGAGCACTGTTTAATGGAGGTGCTATAACATCTAATTTTGTTACATCAGAAAAAATAATAGATGGTTCTATTCTTGATGCTGATATAAACGCAAATGCAAATATACAAGGTTCTAAATTAGCTAATGATTCTGTAACTTTAGATAAATTAGGTAGTGGTAATCTTCCTAGTGACATTACAGTAGACGCTAATAATATACCAACTGGTACATTTGATGGTAGATACTATACAGAAACTGAATTAGATGGAGGTCAACTAGACAACAGATATTATACAGAAACAGAACTAGATGCAGGTCAGTTAGATAATAGATACTATACAGAAACAGAGTTAAATGCTGGACAACTGGATACTAGGTATTTTACAGAAACTGAACTTACCTCTGGTGGTGCTCTAGATAGTAGATACTATACAGAAACAGAACTAGATGCAGGTGCTCTTGATAGTAGATACCTTAGTGAAGCACAGGCAGATGCTAGATATTTTAATATATCTACTGGAGACACTATTAAAGATGGTGATGTATTTCCAGACAACGATACAACTATTGCTACAACAGCAGCTATCAATGACAGAATTATTGATTTAATTGACGATGTTGGTGGTTTTGTACCGATAGCAAACGAAACAAGTTTTCCTACAGCAAACCCAGATGCAAACAACGGTGCTGGTACTATTGTTTCTGTTAAAACAGCATCAACTACTTTAACTCCAAGTGGTACTACAGTTACTATTGCTAATGGTGCTGGAACTGGTAATACAGTTACAATTACAGGAGTAACAAGTGCTATACCTCAAGACTTTGGTTTTTTAGTAGAAACAACTACTACATTACATACATATACTTTTCATAGATTAGTACCAAAAGCAACAGAAATTACAACTATAGCTAGCAATATATCAGCTATAAATACAGTTAATACTAATGCCTCTGATATAAGTACAACAGCAGCCGATATTGCTAATGTTAATACTGTTGCAGGTAGTATTAATAACGTAAATACTGTTGGTGCAAGTATTGTAAATGTAAATGCTGTAGCTAATTCTTTAGGAGCTGCACAAACATTTACTGTTACTGTATCAGGTGGTGTCTTTTATATAAATGGTGTATCTAACCCTACTTTATCTTTAACTAGAGGTTTCACTTACACATTTGACCAATCTGATAGTACTAACAGTAATCATCCGTTAGCATTTAGAGAAAGTAATAACACTTCATATACCACAGGTGTAACAGTAAATGGTACAGCAGGTCAATCTGGATCTACAGTAGTCTTTGCTGTACCATCAAATGCACCAAACTCGTTGTTATATTACTGTACTCAACACGGTAATAGTATGGGTAATACCATATCAATTATTAATGACAATATAGGTATAGTTGCAGGTAATATTACAAACATTAATACTACTGCTGGTGATATATCAAATGTAAATGCTGTAGGTGGATCTATAGCAAACGTAAACACAGTTGCAAGTAATCTTGGTACTGTTAATGACTTTGCAGCAAGATATAGCTCAGGTGCTAGTAACCCAACTACTAATTTAGATACAGGAGATTTATTCTTTAACACTACTGCTAACGAGTTAAAAGTTTATAACGGTACTTCTTGGCAAGGCGGTGTTACAGCACAAGGAAACCTTTACAATGATAACAGTGTTGATACACATTTAAATCAAAATAATCCTACTTCGGGGTATGTACTTAGTTGGAATGGTTCTGATTACGCATGGGTAGCTAGTACAGATACAACATACAGTGCTGGATCGGGTTTAACACTGACTGGTACTACCTTTTCTGTCAATACTCTTAACCAAGACACTACAGGTACTTCGGGAGGTTTTACAGCTGGTAATGCTTCAAATTTAAATACTGGAACAATACCAGATGGAAGATTTCCAAGCACACTTCCAGTAACCAGTGGAGCAAATTTATCAAATTTAAACGCATCTAATTTAACCTCTGGTACAATACCAGATGCTAGGTTTCCAGCCACTTTACCAGCAATATCAGGTGCAAACCTAACAAATTTACCTAGTGGTGCTGGTAGCTTAGTTGGTGGTAGTGGTGAAGAAATTTTTGTAGAGGTAGAAAATGAGATGAATAATAGTTTTACAACAACAGCTGGAAAAAACTATATAGGTTTAAGTTCTTTAGCTATTGCTGCTGGTGTTGTGTTTACTATTACAGATGGTACTATGGTAAGTTTCACTTAAGATTATGACAGCTAAAGCTTATACATATCTTATTAGATCGGGAGGTTTAGTAGGAGCTGGTGGTGAAGAGATATTTATTGAAGCAGATAGCCAAGTAAATAATAGCTTTACAACAACAGCAGGTGAAAACTATTTTGCAGTAAGTCCATTAAGTATTGCATCTGGTGCAGTTTTAACTATTACAAATGGAACTGAATTAGAATTTATTTAACAACAATTTTTATTATGGCGAAATTAAATGTCAACGAAATAGAAGCAAATGGCACCAATAGCAATGTAAAAATTGTTGCTAAAGGTGCTGGTGGAGCATGTGAAGTTAAAGGTGGTACTAATGATGCTACTTTACAATTAAACTGTCATGCACAAACACATGGAGTAAAATTACAATCTCCAAACGATGCTGCGGGTCAAAACTACACAATGATTTTACCTGACAACCAAATAGCAGCAAATAAAGTTTTAAAAGTAAAAAGTGTCACAGGTAGTGGTGCAACTGCTGTGGGTCAATTGGAATATTCAGATCCACCGTCAACAGAAGTTCCTAGCATTGACGCAGCTAATATAGCAACTGGTACAATACCTAATAATAGGTTTGCTCCTTTTAACGCAAGTGAGGGTGCTGGTTTAGTTTTAGTAGGTAAATCAACAGTAGCAACAGATAATACTATTACTAACATAGACTTCAGTTTAGAAGATAATACTATATATAGATTAGTTGGAAAAAGAATTACACTTTCCGCAAATAATGACAATTTAAAGTTTGAATGGCTTGATAGTAGCGACCAAGTACAAACTGATATAATTAATTCTAATTATAGATATACCAATGGAGACTATACTGAAACACAAAGTTATGTTATACCTTGGGACGATCAAAATGCTATGGGTACAAGATTCTCATTTATAGCAACAATTAGTACAAAGGCTTATTTTAATTGGATGATTTTAAATCATTATGCTCCTGGTTTTAATGGTAATTATTGTGATTCATATTCAATGTTCGATCACGGAGCTACTGGCGGTGATGCAAAAAGTATAAATAAAATTAGAGTAAAAACTAATAACGGTAATTATTTTCAATCTAATACGCAGTTAGTACTTTACAAGTATAATGAATCTTAATGTAAAAACATGTCAAAAGTAAAAATTAACGAGATTGAATCTTTAACCGCTAATGGAGATTTAACAATAACACCTAACGGTACAGGTGTTTTTGAAGTAGCAGGACAAGATGACAGTGGAACTCTTCAGTTAAACACTGCAACTCAAGCTAACAAAGTAAAAATTAAACCACCTAGTACGGGACAAGATTATACAATGGTCTTGCCGACAACTGATATTAATTTATCAACTAATAAAATTTTAAAAGTTGATTCTATAACAGGTAGTGGTAGCACAGCAGTCGGGCAATTAGCTTACACAGATTTACCACCACAAGACGGGGCTAATTTAAACGCCTCTAATGTATCAACTGGAACAGTAAACAATGCAAGGCTACCAAATCCACTGCCAGCATCAACAGGTTCTGGATTTAAATTAATTTCAACTACTACAGTCCCTTCAGGTAGTCCAGTTAATGGAATAACTTGGGATTTAGATGATGATTCTTTATACAAGCTAATTTCAAATAATATGTATTTTGGGTACTCATGGGGAGGCGCAGCTACTTGGTCAGGTATGGATATTTATATGTATAGATACTCGGCCCCTTATGTATATTCACAAACAGTATCTTACACTGGTTATAAGGCTGGATCTGGTGAATTAGCTCAATATGCTGCTGGTGAAAGTCAATCTTCTGCTTCAAGAATAGATGCATATACAAAAAATATATATGATGGAGTTAGTAATGTTTCACAGTTAGTAATTGAACTTTCAACTGCTTATGAAAACTCATGGATATATTCTAAAATAAGAGATAGGAACCACAGTGGTGTTCAGCAATCAAATTTCAATGAACTTAGATCATCTATTGATAACACCCAATCTGGAACAAAACAATTTAACAGAATACGACTAGAACCTTCTGGATATTATTTTATGTATTCATCCTCATATAGTCAACCAACTGAATTTCGTTTGTATAAATACATGGAGTCATAAAAATGTCAAAAATAAAAGTTGATCAAGTAGAAAGTAGTGATACAAATGTAAAATTAGCTCCTAAAGGGTCTGGCGTACTTAAAGTTAAAGGTGCTGGTAGTGCAGACGGTACTTTACAATTATCAAGCGGTTCTAATGGTGTGAAGGTAAAATCTCCTCCACATAGTTCAGCACAATCTTATACTATGATTTTGCCTGACAATAACATAGTTCAAGATGCTTTTTTAAAAGTTAAAAGTGTATCTGGCACTGGTACAAGTGCTATCGGACAATTAGAATATGCAACTCAAACATTAGCAGATGTATCAAGTGTAGACGCTGCAAATTTTACTAGTGGTCAAATACCAGCTGCAAGAATTAATACTACTGGTCTAATCACAGCCGCTAACGGTTATGGGTTAAAATTTATATCTAAAGGTTCTGTTTCTGTTGATAATACTGTTACTGAAATAAGTTTTACCAATTTAGATGCTCGCAGTGTTTATTGGATATTAGGTAAAAATATAAAAACTAGCACTGATAGCACATACAATGTAGCATATCAATGGTTAGATAGTAGTAATAATGCTACAAATACTGCTGGTGCAATGTATTATGAAGCACCACGTACAGGCAATTACATGAGAGCTGTAGCAAGCTATGCTCTTAGTAATAGTCCTTATATACCATTGACTGAAAGTGCTTATAATGGCCAAAAACATGGTTTTTTTGGTGAAATTTGTACAGAAATGGGTTGGGGTTTTTTTGAAGCTTTATCTTATAGTCCATCGGATTCTACTAATAAAATTCATCGTATGAAAAGTTATGGACAACCTTCAGATGAAACCGTAACTTCTGTCAGTGGAATTAAATTTGTATCAAATTATAACGGAACAACATATTTTCAGGCTGGAACTGAAATTTTACTTTACAAAATGGAATCATAAAAATGTATCAAATAGTAAATGGTGAACTCATTGCATTAACAAATGAAGAAATTGCTGCATGGAAAGCATCTCAACCAACTGCAGATGAAATTACTGCTCAAAAATGGGTAGGAATACGAGCACGAAGAGACGGACTGCTTAATGCAACAGACTGGAGAGCAACCAGTGATCGTACATTATCAGATGCTTGGAGAGATTATCGTCAAGCATTAAGAGACGTACCAGCACAAACTGATGTAGACAATATTGTTTGGCCTACAGAACCTAGCTAATGCCTATAAAAGCACCGATTGAAATACCAATCATACAAATTCCACCTATTGAAGAAATAGAAACAATATCTATACCTCTTCCCACAGCAGAAGTACCTTTCTATACTCCGTTGGTTATACCTCCTAGTGATTTACGAGCAACGGAGCAAATACAAATACAAACAGATACATCTATTGATAACTATGAAATAGATGCTGAAGCAACTGAAGGTACTTCTACTAAACCAAGCACCCAACCTGGAATGAGAACAGTTAATTTGTTTTCTACAAATGTAGAGATACCACTTCCAGAAACTGAAATCTTAATTACAGCAACAACAACAGCAGTTGCTTCGGTAGCTGCTGCACTTACTGCTACTGCTGTATTTAATTGGGTTGTAAAAATTATGAAACCAGTTATTAAAACAACTTGGAAAAAGATACGTGGAAAAAAACGAACAAAAACCTGATATAGAAAAGAAAGGTTTATTAAAAAAATTAAAAGAGAATGTAGATGACCACGATGAACAAATGGCAATTCTTGGTGCAGCAGTGCGTCTTGGAGTTGTTGTTTGGTCTGGATTTATTATTACTTTAAATTATGTCGAGTTACCTATGGTTAAAAAACCTTTAGGAGCATCCTCTGATATAACTTTTGTGGCTTCGATTTTTACGGGAGCCCTAGCAACTTTCGGGCTCTCTACTGGTAACAGTAAAAAGAACGGAAACGGCACAACAACCAACACAAACCCAAAAGCATGAAAAAACTAATCTTGCTTTTAGCTCTGTTAGCACCAAGCATAGCTAGAGCCAATACAGTAACGCCTCAGTTTACAACTGGGAATATGACCTCAACCACAGTTTCAACCCAAACAGTAAAGGAGGTTACAAAGAAAGAAATCTTTGGATCTGCTGTTAATACATGGTCTGGTACTAACGTAACTGCATCTGCAGACATAGCTGGAGCTGCTACAAAATTTTCAATTAAAGATGACACAAAAGCATGGCAGTTAGAAACAACTACTAGAGCTGCTGGTCTTATAGAAAAATGGGACATCACAACAGACTATACAATAAACTCCACCACAAACTCCTTCTCTGTATTCTCACAATAGGAAGTCCAGTCTTTGCGGAAGGAGATACACATAATAATGCCACACCCGTAGCTGCCGCGACAGGTAATGTAACCAATAGTGCGGTGCAATTCCAGAACAATGGAGCACCTTCTAGACAGCAGTTTAGTAACGGAAACTCGTGCAATGGAAGTACTTTAACATTTAGCCCGTTTTATATGGGTAATGATGTTCAACCTGAGACTGAAGATGGATATGTCATAAACGAAAACTGGGGAGTTCAACTCGCATTTATGGTTCCCCTTAATCGTGACTTGACTAAGCAATGTGAACGCATAGCAGCTCTTCATGAACGGAATATGAAACTTTCACAAGAAATGACAAGAGCACTTAAATGTGCAGAATTACAACGCAAAGGTTT